GTTAAAAAATTAGCGTAACCAGACATCAACTGTTGCGGCATATTATATTGCCCAACGAAGTTTTGGTAATTTAAATCCATTAATGCTTGGTTTCTAGCTCGGTTCATCGCGCCGACGTTCATCATCGAAGAAACGTCTCCCTGTCGGAAACCTACTTCTTGGCCAGCTAACCCTTGCATTGCGCCTGCAGCACCTGTTTGCGCTCCAGATAATTGACCTGTTAACCCTTGTAATTGTCCCGCTGTACCAGAACCAAAACCGTATAGTTGCGAACCAGCACCAGTTAAAGCACCTGCTGTACCCATCCCAGCTCCGTAGCGTTGGGCACCTAAACCGCTTAATAACGAAGAAAGTCCTGATTGAGCCGCACCTGCTTGTGCGCCTAACCCAGATTGTAAACCAGACGCTGCTGCTCTAGCACTTCCTGCTTGAGAACCTAAACCAGCGGTTATTCCTGCTGCTCCAGCTTGAGCTGCTCTCGAACGACCAAACTCATTCATTGCTGCATCACGTGCACTTTGATACCCAGCACTACGAATACCGCCGACTTCTTTCATCATCGCTCGGGTAGCTGCGTCTGTAGATTCTTGTTGACCAAGTCTAGATCTAGCGCCTCCGAACGATCCTTGACCTACTTCAGAAGCAAACCGTGCGATATCTCCTTGCGCTTGTCCTTTTTGAATATCGGCAATCGTTTGTTGTACAACAGCATCTTCATACGGGTCAGTATATTGGCTAATACTAGAGGGATCGAACTCTGCAGTACTCGCACGTGTTTGCCCTAACGCTTCTTGTATAAAAGGGTTTTGTGCGGTAATACTTTCTCTTGCTAATCTTTCAGCTCTATTTATAAACGGTTGTTGTACCCCTGCACTGCGCTCTGCTGCACGTTGCGCTGCTCCTAAATCACCTCGTAACCCTCGTTCAGCAGCTTGAGTCGCGCCTATACCTGTACGGGTATAATCTTCACCTTGTTGTTGTGCCCGTAACGCAGCAGCTTTTGCTTCAGAAATACCGCCAGCTTGTGTAGCTAATGCTTCTTCGGTTAATCCTTGAGCGCGAGCTAAAAACGGGGCATATGAACCAATACCTGCATCTGCAAGTTGCATTGCGTATTCTTCTCTAGGAGAAAACCCAGCAATACGTTCGCCGCTATAAGTAAACGGGTTAGAATCTTTAGCACCTAAATTTTCGAATTGGGATTGGTAATACTGTTGTACTTGTGGAAATAACCCAAAACCCCCAGCCCCTGTCCCAAACAACATATCATAAATACGTTGGTCGGGAGCTTGATAACTATACGCTGTTTGATCTTCAGCCATTACGATTTACCAAAGTTTATTTTATCAAGAGCCGCGATTCCTTTTTCGAAATCACCACCGCCCATATTTCTTACGCCTTTTTCAGAAACGACATATTCTCTATCGCTTGCCCATATCGGAACTAAATCTTCTTTTGGCCCTCCTGGGCCATCGACTTCGCCGCCTTGTATAAACAATTTACGATTAAGTACAGAACCTTCTTCAGGTTTACCACCTGCAGCCATACCGATACGTTGTGTTCGAACTTGCGAAGGTTGGAATCTTGGACGAGGTGCGCGGAAAGGCGTTCTACCGCGATCTCTATCACGACCGCCGATTGCTTGCCCAATAATTTTAGCAACGTCGGTGCCGGATCTTTCTAAAACCCTAGCTACTTCAGGATTATCTTCTAAATACTTTTTGAACTTTTCTAAACGTCCTGGCTGTTCAGTAGCAAGCACTGATTCTCCCATAGGGATTTCTACTTGTGCTTTAGGGCCGGTAGCTTCTGTCTGGAAAGCATCTAAGCCTACTTTTTCAACGATCATTCGATCGCTAGGAGATAACTGCTCTAATTCGTTAATAGTTACTGGGGAATTTAGAGCTACACCTTGAGGATCTGTTGGTACTGCGTCACTAACGACTTCTGCTGCCTCTGCGCCACCACTCTTAAAAGCATCCGCGATATTACTACCAACATTACCTATTCCTTCTACAGCAGAAGAACCAAGATTTGCGAGAAACTCAGCTAACCCACCAATAAACGCTTCTTTAGGCATTTCTTGTAACGGCGCGTCGACACGTTTACGGTATTCTTCGTTAAGTGCATTAACTAATCGTTCACCGCCGATATTACCGATACCTGTATTAGCGCCATACGTTGCGTATTTATTAAGAATATCCATCGTAACGTCGCGAGGTAGCCCAATATCTTCGCCTTGCTCCATGAATTTCGTAGCGTTAGATTCTGGGTTCATCATCGAAGTAATCAACGAAGAACTTTGTTCGTCATCGAAAAGTCGTGTCATGATTTTTTCTTCTTAGCTGGCTTTTTCTTTTCTGTTTTCTTAGCAGCTTTACCGCCTTTCATAATATCTTTATCGACAGTAGCAGCTTTACCACCTGTTAAAACAGAATTTACACGAGCCATAGCCCATTGGTGCTGTGAAGTTCCAGGACGGTGCCCTGTTTTATACGCAGCTAACCCACGTCTATAAACGCGAGCAAGTTGACCAGCGGTTACTTTTTTGCCTTTTTTACGAGCAGCTTCCGCTTTATTAGATAGAGCTTTTTTAGTTTTATCTGAAAGACTCATGACTTCGTGCCAAACCTCTCTTTAAACCTGCGAGTATATTTAGACTCAATGGTTTTCCTACGCTTACCTTTTTTCTTATCAGTAGAAAATTTATAAGCTGAAGGATCGTCCATCGCCTTCTTTTTATTCCTAGCTATTTCTTTCTTGCGCTTTTTCTTTTCTTCCGCAGAAAGCCCAGCTAAGTATTTCGCAGGGACTTTAGGTTTTTTCTTCGTCTTTTTCATGACTATAACGCCACTACGATATTACCATTCGTAACAACTTGGACCAAGCCCACGCTCCCTGTTGCACTCAGTCCTGACGTACTTGGGGTCGATAGATTCTCCCAAATATTGCCCAAATATACTTGAAGAACGCCTTCGGTAGTATTCCAAATAATATCCCCATCAGCAAATTGTCTTTGATCCCGCTCTGGGCTTGTAAACTGTGGGGTCGCACTAGGGTCGAAAGCATCTAAACTTAACTCTAGTATCCTAACAAATCTGTTAAAAGTTTGCGCATCTACTAGCCGCGAATAATACGGATTAAGTAGAGGCAATCTGCCCTGCAGCAGTTTTGCCATTATCGTCTACCGTTAGGCTGTAAATCTAAACGTGTTGCACCTATAACAAACCCAACCCCTAATCGTGCTCCCGTATCCGCATCATCATCTGATTCGAACCGTACTGCGGCTTGCCTAGCCCTTGCACGAGTATCAATTTTCGTCGTAGACGCTGTAAACGCAGTCGTTTGATCAGTCGTTAGACTTTGTCCTGGAAAATCTCTAGCTTTTAAAACGACGTTTAATGTCTGTGTAGAACCACTATCCCCTGTAAATTTAACATCAGGAATAAATCTACGAATAAATTGAAACTCTTCGCCATCTCCGATATCGAAATCCGCACTTTCAATAAACACATTATCCATCGGGACACCATCATCGTCGTGCCCTGTTTCATGTGAATAAATATAATTATTACCATCAGCATACCCTGCAGCTCTTGGGAAAGCGACGATACCTTCGTCTAACCAAGCTGTTCTAGATAACTCTCCTATAGCCCATGTTTGTTCTACATAATTAAACACTACATATTTACTAACCGTGAGGCTACCAGCAGCACAGTAAAACCAACCGACTTCATTAAATTGTTTATTTAAAAATCCAAAAACTTGAAATGCTTGTTCTGAATTAAGATCGTCGAATACAAAACTATGGACACTACAAGGTAAAGGAACTACTGACCCGTTATAGGTATAAAACCCTTTTTTATCCATCCAATAAACACCAGTAGGCGAATTAATCGCAGCGTTAGGCCCAATCAAACTAACGCCTTCGTTTACTAGCGTTAGCCCGAAAGTATTCGGTGGGCCAATAAATTGCAAACTATATAAAGCTGCATCTGTCCAAACTAATGTTTCTTGTCTAGCTCGTAACCCACCGATAATTTCTGAACCTGCAGAACAACGAAGAGACCCTGCGGTATTAGTAGCTCGAGGTTCAAAATCTAAGGGGTTTTCTTGATCCGAAAACGCTATTAATAAAGGATCTATCGCCCCTGAACGAACAGAACCATCCATAGGATCTGCACCTAATACAATAACGTGTCTATCAATATCAGAAACTAAAACTTGTAACCCGAGCGTCGGAACTTGATTAGCGTTAGCAATACTTGATAAAGCTACGGCTCTTTGACTTGAGGAAGAAAAATCCCAGAAGAAAACGCCTCCTGCTCTAACATTAGCGATTAAATCCTCACCAAAATTATCAATAGACCATAGTCGTAATTGATTATTAGCGGCTAACGAACTAGTAGATCCCCACGTACCTGACCCCCAAGCCCCAGCACTCCAACCTGTGCCGGAGATAAATACATCTAAGCCGACGCTAATTTGATAAGCCCCAATCGTAGAGCTACCTCCGTTACCAGTATCAGATGAATTGGCTGTAACCGTAACGCCGTCCGTATCTTTTGCTGTAATTGTAAATGCGTTAGCGGAAGTCACAGCAGTAACTTGATATTCTTGATTTAAAACAGCCGCAGTAATATTGCCGCCCAAAGAAGCAGCGCCAGAAAAAGTAACGAAATCGTTTAAATCTGCGCCATGAGCAGTATCTGTAACAGTAATGGTTGAAGAGCCATCTGACGCAGAAAAAGTAACATCTCCCGCACCTGTTGTGGATCTAATAGGAGTAATGTCGTTATAATTATCTCCTTCTTGCCAATACAATTTAAATGTTGTACCTATCGCAAAAATACGAGTACCATTTAATGTAACGTATGCGTGAAGTTTTCTACCTTTTCCTTGTATAGATGAAGTGAGATATTTAACCCAGCCTCCTATTTTTTCGGGTAATCCTTTACGAAACCGAACTAAATTAGCATCAAACCAACCACCTTCAGCAGTATAGTC